CAGATAACCACATCGCCTTCAGGCTGTATTGTCACCCTGGCAGCGTGGTTCGCGGCGTCAACCTCGGATACGATTCCATATCGCGGCTGTGGCAAGCCGCTATCCTGCCCTTCGGAGCGCGCCGCCAAGGAGTTGAGCCATTTCGCCGACATTGTAAATCCTAGCGGTTAGCCGCCAACGAGAAGCTGGCCTTGCGGACTTTGATTCTTGATTTCCAAATCCATGAAGAAACCGCCATCAAACGAAATCGTCCGTGTGATGTGTCCGACGTAAAAAGTGGTATCCCAAGCCGTGTTCGTGCCTGAGATGTTGATCAGCGTCCGAGCATGGAACAGCGGCTTGCCGTTGCTGTCTGCTGAGATGTCTCCGGGCATCGAGAAAGTTGCAAGGAGTTCATGCTGCACGATGTCGCGCCACGTATTCTCTGCGAGTTTCAGTGCTTCTTCTGGAGACTTTCCGCCTCGGATAATCGTGTATTCTGTGGCGTCCTTGGCGGCGTTTGGCGGATAGGATACCGGGGTGCCCTTACCCTTCTTGCCAGACCATGATTTCACGGTCACCTTTACGTCCTTAGCGAGCGCGAAGTTACGGTCGAGCCGCAGGTCGTTTACGTTGGAACGAGGGAACGCGTAGTCCTGGCTTGGACGTTGCCAAATTACCTGGAACACCGGAGCGGTTGCATCGGTCGCGGCGACGTATGGGTGAAAGTGAAGCGTCGTTCCGTCAACCCACAGGTCGTAGCCCTCCTCTTGCGCCATGCGCTCCAGGACTGCCCATTCTGTCGTCGTCGATGCGGTGGAGTCCAGTGTAACCCGTTGGTGCTGCGCCTCCCATGGCGCTCCGCTTGCGCCAGATGTCGGCGTCACGTCAGCGGTCAGTCCGTGCCGTCCGGCCAGCATGATCGCAACATCTGAAGCTTTTTGATTTCTAAAAACCTCACGGGTCTTGGTGTCTATCAGTCTGCTTGATAGATCCCGGCATTCCAGGTTCGCCGTGTATGGAGCCATTTCCAAATGAATATGGTCCGCCACTCCGGTGAACATTGAAACCCAGTCCACTGTCTCGGTTCCCCAGGTAGTGACCTGAGCAGCTCCAATCTGCACTTCGATAACCGCGTTCTTCGCGGCGTCCGTTCCCCACCAGCTTGTCGGATAAACACTGTCATCCTGACCAAGACAAACCACAAGACTGCAGCGGTCGGCTGTGCGATGGTTTGCAGTCGTTATCGAAGCGCTAACCGTAGCCTGAAGTGGAATACCGTTTATTAACGCACGCACGCGTGGAGGTGCGGTGTAGCTTGGGCCGTAAGGGTTATTGAAAACAGGCATCGGACCCTCACTGCGGCGGTATGCTGTCTTGGTTTGGGTCCGGATCTGGTATCAGTATGTCCACCGGAGGACCGGAAAGCCAAAAATCTGGCATCCCATTCAGGAACATGATCCGCCACGCCTGACCGGCATCGCCAAGTTCACGGGCGGCGACGTGGAACAGAGAAACATCCGCTCCGGAGACTGAAATCGTCCGCATTTTTGATTCCCAAGGCGAAAACCGCCACAAATGGCCGCTGGCTGGCATTCTTGCCATCCAGAGGAAATCACACGTCCGATTTCAGTAACGCCAGTCAGCGCCGAAATATGGAGGTCGATTTTGTTTACGTTGATAGATTTGACAGGTTTTTGTTCGCGACGGTAACGTATGCATTGGCCGCAACAGTCGTCGATAAGGCTTGCGCCGCTTTTCCTGCCGCCAATATTGCTTGGATGCCCAATGTGGGACCGGATGCCGCAGAAGCGGATACCGCGACCTGTTTTGCGTTCAGATTTGCAGCGGCCTGCTGTGATGCGAGCGATGTATGTGCGGCACCAACTGCCCCTGCTGCTGACTTTGCGCCTTGTGTTCCGTAATAGAGTGTTCCAGCAATAGGGAGAGCCTTCTGAACAACACCAAGAACTGATGTCGCGGCAGCCGGAAGTCCTGGCAATCCCAGTGCGTCTGATACGCTGCTGATTAGCCCGGATAGCAGCGAAGGCTTGGGTTTCCTGTTCTTGGCAAGCTGGACAACGCAAACAATACGATACGGGATTACCAACCCTTGCCGAGTGAAATCCGGCTCGAAGGTCTTGATAATCACTGTGTATCGCATGCTTCCGCAGACCAGCGGGATTGGCTTTGCGGAGCGCATCATCACGAGGAACAAGTTGGCCCTCTCCATCGCAGACGACCCGAGCATCGAACCGGTAAAGGTCCCGGACCATTCAATGTCGCGCTCATCGCGGCCAATGGGCTGAATGATGCGCTGGCCTCCTGGCAACTTGTGAACCGTGAGCTGTTGGCTACCGCCGAACGGGAGCCGCTCCGGTATCTCGAACCCATGAAGTTTTACGCCACCGAGAGACACAGTGGTTCCGCCAATTCCAAGGGCGCGGCTGATCGTGTTGAAGGCCCCGCCACCGATTGCGACGATTCCGGTTAGCGAGGCCATTTGTTGTTATCCTACAAATACGGGATAGGTTGGAGAAATCCTGGAGTTGTAACCAGCAGAACCGCCAGGAGGCAGGGAGGCTTGGCGTGCCTGTTCCTCTGACACCGTCTTTGTCAGCACTTTACCGTCCAGTGTCGTGTACGAGATGGTCTGCACGACCGGACGCTTGTCCTGTGCTGGTGCTATGTAAGCGCTCGGGTGATAGTCACCGCTGTGCTTTTCATACATCATGGGAACGTGCGGACCAGTCGGATCTGGAGCACCAGCCAAGGGGTGAGCAAGAGAATCTCCGAAGTCGTCGACGCCCCTTTTGATTGCCGATCCAACCGCAGATAACCCTCTTCCGGCCGCGTCCAGCGGGTGCGTCAGGATTCCTGTTTTGGGATCATAAAGCGTTCTTCCGACTGTTTCAAAAGCGCGAAGCGTTCCAAGTACAGTGTTTGCCAGAAAATCGTTGAACGCTTGGAGAGCCGAGAGCACCTGCGGGAAGTGATAGGCCAGAGCGGCCATCCCGAGAGACAAGGCGATCAGCCCAGTGGTCGGAGTTGCAAGCAACAGGAGTCCTGCTCCAGCCGCAAACGCAGCGACAAAGAGTCCGAACGCTCCTGCTACGAGAGCGACCTTTGCCGCGATTTCCTCATATTCAGCGACATCCTTTTGGTGTGTGTTAGCCCAATCACCAAGCCTTCTGAACACGTCAGCCATCTGAAGAAGCAACTTGTGCACAGGTTTGACCATCGGGCCACCAAGTGCTTTCATCAGGTCATCCCATGCCGATGTGAACTGCCGCATGATGTTTGTCGGGTCTTTGTCACGAGCCTCCTTAGCAGTGTCCTGAACTCCCCATGCCTCTTTCTGTTTAAGGAATGAGTTAATGAGTTCACCGATGTTCGCCATGACGTCGCCGCCAAAACGCTGCACATTTTGCCTTCCGAACACCTGATAACCGATGGTCTGCGTGGCCTGTTCGTACGAAATTTTACCCTTACTGTCTTTCGACATCTTTTCGGCGGCAGTTTTCATGTGGTTATAAACCCACAGGAACGGGTTACCGCCCTTGCCATCCTTATCTCCGTAGAGTCCGGCTTCGTCGTCGAGCGCACCAGCCTGGATGTGCGCGTTTCCACCCTCCCAATGGACCTTTGATTTGTCCTTGAACCACCCATATTTCTTAAGGTTATTAAACGTGTTCTTGGTCATCGTGCCGCCAATGAGTTCCTGGGCAAGCCCCGTCATCATCGTTCCAGTCTTTGATGCACCCAGTGTGTTTGCAACCTCGGCACCGTATCCATAAAACGCTTCGGCAGATGTTATGCGGCTCATTGGTCCGCCCTGCGTCGCCATAGCCCTGAATGTTGCCGGGTTCTGCTGCCCCTTCGTGAATCGGGTTGCGCGGCCCATCCAGTCGAGTTCGTCGTTAATAGCCTCTTCGTTGAGATCCTTTGTCCCGAGATGATACATGCGGCCGCGTGCATTTATGGTTTTTAACGCATCCTGCAGCATTCCTTTCGGGTCAGCCTTGTCGTCCCCCAAGCGAATGTCAGTCATGAAGTCAGCCGCCTTCGGAGCCATCTTCATTACATCCTTGCCTTCCGGGATAACGTTCCGCATCTCGGCCATCATCTCCATAAACTCGGTAGATGTCTGGTCGCGCTTGGTCTGTGATAGCTCCCACGCCTTTGCGGTGTATTCCGCGATTTCCTTGCGGCTCATGCCAGCGGTCACCAACTGCTCTTCGATGTGAACCTGCTCCCTGGCCGCTTCCTGTATCTTATACATGGACGCGAGAACGCCTGCGGTTCCTGCAAGCACACCAGCGAACGTAAGGGCGGACGCCTTCATAAGTCCAAACCCAGCGGCAGCCCGAGATGATGTCCCCGAAAATGCCGAGTCCAACTTACCAAGGTCGCGCCCAATAGCAGCAAGGACCGCCGACACTTCGTTGCCCAAGGTCATCCTTATGCCGACGTGAAAGGCTTCAATCATCGGCCTAATCCTCTATTCTTCAGTAGTTCTCTCAATCATCGACCGAAGAATCCGTCCCGGGCCGATGATTGCTTCCACGGCTTCCTCGCCAATTTTCCGTGCTGATCCACGACCGAGCAACGCGGCAGAAGGACCGAGGAGCGGTCTCGGAGGTATGGTTGGTGTTCCCAGTTCCTGCCAGACGGCTTCCATCTCTGTGCTGCCGACCACGGCTTCGAGTCCGCGAACTTCGCCATGGATGCTATCTCTGAGTTTGCCGTCGCGAAGCAGCGGCTCATCAGCCGAATAGCCGTGCTTCACGCGGTCAGCCTGCGTATCCTCGGCAAGCTGTTTCCATCCGGTCTGATAGTGACCAATCCTGGATTTCGCTTCCTTTTCAACGTCCTTTGCGGCTTTTTCGAGTCCGCGCTTGGCTGCGTGTTCAATCCTGGCTGTGACAGTTGCGAAGTGAGCAGCCATTCCGGCAAGCGTGAATTCAGCCGCCATTTGGCTTCTCCCACTGTTTGGTTTCTCGGTTGAACTTCCCGCCTTCGAACATCGAAAATTTCATCGAGAAGGCGGCACGTTCCAAGGCCGGAAGCGAAAACGCTACGTCAAACGGGATTCCGTTCTTTACGAGCCAGAGCGCTTCCGTGAGCGCCGGGTCGTCGATGATGCCGTAGATTTCGGAAAAGGGTCCGGCTCGGCAACCCCCTCAGTGCCTTCGACAGCGTTGATTGCAGCCAAGGCGGCGTCGGCAGCTTCCTTCATTTCGTCGATTTTCTGGCGCATGAACGCCTGGATTCCAGCGAATCCCACGTCGTCAACAGCCGCGATGGAGGCGTCGATTTGCGCTTCGTTTTGCGGTAGCCTACGCGGCACGCCGTCAATCTTTCTGACGGTCGCGGCGGCTTGGACCCATTCACTGTAAGGGATATTCCGAGACTGATCCGGTCCCATGGCACGCATGAGTTTAATCTGTTCCAGGATGGTCAACGCCTGCAGCGTTAGCGTCCGGCCTCTAGCATCCTTGATTTCATAGGACTGGTTGCCCTCGGCAACGATGCGCTGCGAGGGCGTCATGGATTCGTCAGACATGGGACACCCTTAGATTATACGAGCTGCCAGAACCGGGCGAATCCGTCGATGGAGCCTGAAACCGGAGCGCCGGACTTCCACTCACCAGGCTTGTATTGCACGGTAACTTCCGAGAACTCGAAAGTAGTCTGCGTTCCGTTGCGTTCGGTGATATAGAAATATAGGGTGAATGTCGGGACGAAGCCGCCAACTGCCCAATATGCCGTTTCAATCATGGCGAAGAACGAATCAAGAGAGTCGTCCTCACGGTCGAATTTGAGTGAGAACTGATGACCGTCAGGCAAATCGAACTGGCGCGTCGGCCCGTCAAGAGGCTTGCTCTTAAACGTGTCGTATTGCGGCGTGAAGTGGACGCCCGTCAGATGCGGGAGATCCACCTGAACGCCGGTCTGACTGACCAGAATTCCGGTGATGTCTTTGCCGACCGAAAAGGCATTGGATGGAGTTACTGCGGCCATGGTGGATACCTCATGAAAAAGGCCGCCCCGAAGGAACGGCCCGCTGTTGGTTATAGTTAGGCTGGCCGCTTATGGAGCGTTCGCGCCGCTGGACTGGATGGTCACCGTCGCTCCGCCTTCTAGGTCAACGAGGAACTGTTCAACGATGCCCTGATAGGCGATTCTCGCCGCCGATTTCAGGAACCCGAGTCCGGTTTGCGTGCGCGGGTTGTTAGAAGCATCGCAGACAACCGAATAAGCAGGTGTTCCGTCAATGGTTCCTATAAGCCCAGCGGATTTCGCAACGGACAGAAGAGAGAGCTGCGTCGCCCGGGCGTTCTGCATCAGGGTTGGCGTAATCGGCTCTCCGACAAAACGGCCAAGGGCCGCATTCAAGGACTTTGCGAAATAGAATGTGAGCATCACGTATTGCTCGTTCCAGTTCGCAGCGTTGCTGGAGGTCGTGTGGCCAACCTGCACCGCCCAATAGCTGCCACCCGGTGACGGGTTTGCGATCACGTCCAACCTTGCAAGCTCAATCGCAAGGATTTCTGACGACGTATAAGCTGTGAGCGTCCCGGTTCCGACGAGTCCAGATTTCTGTGAACCAGCGATTCCGTAAAGCGGTTTGTTCATCGTCGAGTTGTTCGGAGCCAATGCAACGCGCTTTCCGGCCCATAGAGCCACTGGCGAAACCAGGCGCACGACATTGTTGGTGTCGTCGTTCCAATACAAGTAATCGCCAAGGAGAACATTCACATCGTAATCGTCGAGTCCGGCTGAAAGCAGGTTTGCAGAAGCGCTCGAAAGCGTCTCGCCATTGGGTCCGGCAAATCCGAACACCACACCCTGGCCGTAGCCCCAAGCGGCTGCAGTCGTCCACTCCGAGCAATCTGTGCCGTCCACGAGGTCGATTACCGCGCAGCCCTGCCCTTCCAGCGTATACATACCGGTGTATGGAGCGGAGGACGAGCCAATCAGGGTAGCAGTTGTGACCCCGATTGCGCCGTCAGATCCGCCCGTCAGGGCATAGATAGCCGGAGATGGAGCGGCTCCCGTTGCGTATGGAATATTGTCGAACAGCTCGCCGCGGTATCCAGGACGGTTAACGACAACGCGGGAAGTCCCGGCTTTCGCTCCCTGGCTGACGGACACAGTTATAGTCGCGCCGACAGTGCCGGTGTAGCGAGCCGTGAATGTGCCAGCGGTGGCGTCGAACGTAACCAGAAGGCTTTCGCCGCGGCTTACACCAGATCCGGCATTGATGGCGGCAGCAACAGCCGTCCAGAACGCGGAGGCACCCGAAAGGATACCTGATGCGAGAGTATGGGATGCAGCCGTGTCAGTGCTGTCGGTCACACGCACGACGCGGAAATTGGACGCACCCTGGAGAGCGGCAACCGCGACATGGGTTCCGACGTCGTGTGCGCGATCCACAACCGGACCGAAGGCCGCATTAAAAGACGGTAGGTCTCCGACCGCGACTGGCTGATTGACCGGACCCCATGAAGCCGATCCAACGAGTCCGAGAATGCTGGTCTGAACGCCGATAGAGGCATTTTTAGGCGTCTGGATTTGGATGGTTACGCCCGGCGCACCCTGAGCGGCCTGGTTGGTGGCTCCGGCGTTTACGATTGCCATGTGCATGTTCCTTCATGACCCCGGTTAGTTCCGTGGCTGCTGTTTGAGTTCAAGGATGTTTGGGAACGGCCCGGAGGCCGTAGTCAGGTTTGGATGCCGTTCACTGAGACAAGGCCGAAGAGCATCGGCGGAAATGTCTGGACTTCGACGGTCGCGTATTCAGCGGACACCCGCATGTGCCGGACGAACAGAGTGGCTTTCGACATCTTGTCGTCGTATGAATTCGCGCCCGGTTTCAGCCAAGCTGTCGAGCTGTCGGGCATCGCCACGAATTGCTCCCGCAGTGCCGGACGGATTGCCCTTCCGATTGCGTCCCTTATTTCAGGTGTCGGCGCCCATATAGTGATGTCAATGACATCCTTAAGTCGCTCAACTTCCAGGATTGCTTTCTGTTCGGCCCCGATACGCGCCACGAAATCCAGGGATTCCGGAACGGTCAGGATGCCGCCAGATGAACTTGCTCCCGCTATCTGAGTTGCGATTCCGGCGGCGATGGTGGCAGGCGTATCGGCTTCGGCGACATGGACGGAGTACGCAGCCCTATTGTATCGAACGCCCGCCACCACGCCATTGGCACCGGCTCCTGAAAAGGTTGCCGTGTTTCCGTATGTGGTTACCGTTAAGATTGGAGCATCCTGCGGAACAGTCACCCATTCCTGGGAAAACCTCGTGGTCGTCTGCGACATGTTCGGAATCGGATAGACCGTAACCAAGGCGTTTCCGGCTTCCAAAACTGAATCCAACTCTTGGGAGGTCGGCCAGCCGCGAACGGTGCAAACAACACATCCCGAGATTGGAGAGACGTCTGACGGGGACGACACGCCGGAAGGATAGAGAACTGATCCGGCGATGGTTACAAGTGCGGATTCCACGTCGGAAATGTCGGCCATTGGCTATGTCCCCGCGTATGCTGCTGAAAGCCTGAAGCCAAGGTCCGTCTTTTCGATGGAGGATACTTTGTATCGGTGGCCGTCTGAGGTCAGGACGTCGTTTGGAAGGATGCGAACACCTGCCAGAGCAGGGACCAGGACCGCATACCAAGCTGATCTGACGTCGCCAGGGATTGGGATTTCCGGTCTCTCGCCCTTGGTGCCTTGCAACAATGACGCGGGCCATCCCGTGATGATTGGCTGCTCGGACGATTTCTTATCGCCAGAAAATGTTCCGGCCTGCGCTCCGGCTGAGAATGCCGATGTTGGGCGAAGGATGCTTACCGTGGTGTTGCAGTCAACCGCGAGGATTGGCAGCAACGGCTGCTGTGCGGCAATGAAGAATATCCGGGCGTCCTGCCCCGTCTGTGTCGGCGACACTTCAACCAGATAGTCACCCGGGAGCGTCCGTGAACCGTCGAAATATCCGCGCCAGGTTGGGTGGCCGTACCCGTTCGGAGCGTTAAAGCGTCCGTTGGTGTCGAATGCGGCCGAGAGCGTCGAGAGCGGAGTCGCCAGGGGAGCCAACGGGTCTGTCGGCCGATATTGGCTGAATGGAAATCCGACTTTTTTCGCCGCGATGGCGTAGCCCTTGTTCACCTTGGCCATGATTTGCGCGGGGGTCATTATGTGCTACTCCGGCGGCGCGATAATTTTGGTTGGAGATAGAGAGCCATGGCGACGACGCCGACGATTGATAACGCAAGGGAAACCGTGGCTTTCGTTGTCCGTGGCCGGGTCAAGCTCGAGGACGGCACCTGGGGCTATGGCTACCTTGCCGACGGGAACCTGTTTTCCCTATCGCTATCCGGCGCGCGTTTGTTCTCCGCACGGACGAACGCCCAGATTGAAGGAGGCGTCTGGCGTCAGAAGTGCGTCGCGCCAGGCTTCGACAAAACCAGCGTTGAGACCGCAGCTGTCCAGCTTTCGGCTGGTAGCTATCAGCCTTTCTGACGCGGATGCCCTGACCTCGATTGACCCGGTGTATGCGAAGTTAATCCTGAGATAGCGTTTTGCTACCTGTATCACATCTGTATACGTGTCGGGTTTGCGGCCTTATCAAGCTCCGGGCCTACCGGTACACCCAGGAAGCCGCAAAGCCGGACCCGCTCATCGTCGAATAGCCTCTGACGGTCACGGACCTCACTTCTGTTGCGCGTCCAGACGGCGGCGACATCAGTATCCAGGTTCGCACCCGCGCCAGGAACTGCAAGCTCCAGCGTGTATAGGATAGCCAAGTGCTGCCTGATACGCTGCGCCTCGGATGGCGAGCAATTCAGCAGGCGGTATTCAAGGAAGCCTTCAGCCTGGAAGAAAAGGTAGCCAAGAAAGCCCGACGTACTATTGCCATACAGTGAATAGCCACAGAAACGCCGGACATCCACCTTCTCATCGTTGGTCAATGCCGTATTGACGAACATCGATGCCTGGCTGGTTCCGAAAATGGATGAGGTGGTTCCTGACACCGTTGGGATTACACCGTCAGCGATGACAGCCACTAAAGTCGTGATTGCGCCAGACCTGGTAAGAGCGTTTCCAATCGAGTCGGTTATCGTGCCGCCAGTGAGGCCAGTGATAGAGACCGGTGAACTTGCGTGACCTGTTGGCACGGACACATTGAACACCAGGGATGTCGCGGTGCTTGAGCCAGAGACAAATGTTGCGTTACCAATGTTTGTCTCCAGAACCGGAGTTCCGATAACCGTGACATTTTTGCTCGTCGCCAGTGCGATAGAGACAACCGCACCAGCCGGATATGATCCGGCAGGAGAGGACACACTGGACACGCCAGGAATCACGCCATCGGCAATCACAGATCCAAGCGTGCACACCGCTCCGGACGCGTCCAGTGCATTGCCAACAGAGTC